ACTTTCGGTAATCCTTTCGTTTCCGGATTCGTCATACCTTGCGAATATTATGTCTTCGGCAACTTGATCTTCAACACGTCTTGATATACCACTCTCGGTAATCCTTTCGTTTCCGGATTCGTCATACCTTGCAAAGATTATATCCCCGGATACTTGATCTTCAACACGTCTTGATATACCACTTTCGGTAATCCTTTCATTCCCGGATTCATCATACCTTGCAAAGATTATGTCTTCGGTAACCTGATCTTCAACACGCCTTTCAACGCCGTTTTCGGCAAGCCTTATTTCGTTTTCTTCGGTGTATCTTGTAAACAAGGCGCCTTCCGGTATCTGTTCTTCAATTCTGCGTATTTCATTTTCTTCGGTACTTCTTAATTCGCCGTCTTCGTCGTATCTTGCATATAGCACATCTTCGGATACTTCAAGTTCAACAAGTCTTGTAACACCATCTTCGGTAATTCTTGGCGTTCCATCTTCGGCAAGCCTTTCATTTTCTTCCGGTTCTTCTGGTTCTTCTGGTTCTTCCGGTTCTTCTGGCGCAGTGCCAACATAATATTTTATAACAAATTCCTGTTTTTGCCAACTTTCGAAGCCGTCACGCACCGACCATATACTAACAAGCAATTCGCCATCGGCGTTAAGTGGCGGAACGACGACCGAAGTTCCTTCAATTCCGTCTTGCCGGAATAAAACTTCCTGATTTAATACTTGTTTGATTTCAACGGAATACGTCGTGCCTTCTTCGGGTGTAATGTTACCTTCTGTGTGATCTACAATGTAAGCAGTTTGCAACAGCCTGTTCCTGTGGCGCCACGTTATGTTAAGTTCGGGGTTCCCTTCGAAAGATGCGCCTTCAGGGTATGCAATGTCGTTTATTGTCGGATATGCCGGCGGGTATGGCCTATCAATGCGGGCGTTAAATTCAACGTTGATTGATTCCGCCTGCGATAGCGGAAGTTCGCCTTTGCCCGTTATTGTGCAAAGTTTAACGTTTACCTGTTCGCCTTCAATGAATTCCCGCCTTTCTGCACCAAACCAACCACTTGCAAAATAAATAACTTCGCCTGCGGCATGCGGTTTTGCCACGGTATCAAGACATCCACGCTTTATGCGGATTTTGTTTCCGCTGATAGATACGGTTCCTATTATTTCGTCGCCAAGTATTGCATATTTATTGTCGCCAAATTCGGCAAGTTCAAACTGCGTAGCATTCGCAATGACGACTTCATCATCAAGAAAGCCAATGTCTTCATCGATAATGCATGTCGGGCAAAATTCCGCTTTTGTAAATTCGTTACCGTCAACGTATACACGATATCCATAATTGTAAGATACGGGGGCACGGGCAAGTGTCCCAAGGAATCCAAGGCCTTCATTTTTGGGCATGGCTTCCAAAGATTCTGGATCGGAATTCATCACAATTTCCCAGTATGGAAGTTCCGTCACTACTTTATGAGTAACGTTAACAGGATCGGGGACGGGGTCTTCCCAAAGCGGGTTTTGCTGGTTAACGTACGAAGAAGGCTTCAAGCTATAAATGTCTTCGACGGCTTCAATTTTTATCGTCGGGCTGGTAAATTCGCCATAGTCCACTTCGCCAACACGAAAAGAAACGCCGTCAATTCCAAGTTTCGGCCAATATATCTTTATAACATCGCCGGGAAGTATTATTTTGTCGTCAGTCGGCCTTTTTACAATTAGCGAAATTTTACTCAAAGACGAAGACGCAACCTGCAAATCCCTTGTTGCAACACGTACTGCAAGTTCGTGGGTTGGAATTCCGGGATATTTACGTTCGTCGGCAACAACCTTGCCTTGAGCGTTTATATTCGCAATGTCTTGCACGGTAACGCTGCGTTCATCGCCCGTCCAAAAATCGACATACGTTACGGTTATTTGATTGGTTGTTTCGGCCAATGAAGTTCGCTGAAAAGAAGTTACCTTTTGAATGTCCTTTTCATAAATGGTGTGCGTTTTGTATGACGTAGGGTCTTCGGGAATTGTAAGTTGAAATTTTCCCGTAACGGGGTTGACAAAAAGTATGGCCCCCATGTGGTCAAGTATGGTTTGCATAAAACTTTCCAACGATTCGCCGTTCCATGCAATGCAAAGTTTGAATTTTTCATCTTCGTAATATTGCCCTGCAGACTTAAAGTTATAAAAGTCGGCTTCGCCAAGGTTATTTTCGTATATAAGTTCAAGCAGGATACTTACGGGGTTTGCGCCAACCACCGTTAAATCGGGCGACCACGGGGCGTAATCGGGAATGCGTGTTACCATAAAATGCCACGGTTTAATGTACGGATTCATGGCGGAAAGGTAACACTGCCGTGCTACGACGGATAAAACGCCACGAAAGGCCGGAACATCACTGCCAAGTTTAGATAAAAGATAATCGTTTTGCCCCTGATTGTCTGTTCCGGGAAGAATATCGATATATCCAACGACACCGCCTTCACGGTCTTCCCCGCCGAAAAGATCGGGCTTATTTAAACGATATCTGGTCGGGCCAAGATTGACAGGCGGTATTCCCAAGTACATCGGAATACTTTGATAAACGGTTTTGTCGCCTATTTTAATAGCCCACACGGCGGCGGGGCCTTCACACACAACCATGTGAAGTCCGGCATAGTATTTATATCCAACGGTAACTTTGCTTGACCCCATCCCGCCCATAATTATTCGCCTTCAATCTGTTTTAATTTAGCTATTAGTTTATTAAGCATAGCGTCGTCAATACCTTCGATTTCAGCGATATCTATTCCGTTTTTAACAAAGTTTTTAAAATCTATGTTATGCATTGCACAGAATTTTTTAATTCCACGCACGCAATACCCGAATCGTCTTACGTCGTTTATGTAAATCTTCATTTTCCTGAAGTCTTCTTTTTAATAGGTTCCGTCTTAAGATCGCCATACCACACCACGTTCGGCGACTTAATCCACACCGTCCCGTATACTTTCGGGATCGGCTTAGACGCAGACGCTATTGGAACGCCGCTTTCTTCGATTTGACCTGCGGGCGGCGCCTTAGGCTTTGGCCTTAAAAGGTATGCAAGGTAACTAAACAGAAAACTTATTCCAATTGCTGTCCAAAATCCCATCGTTACACCCCCACTTACCAATAAATTGCCGAAGTAGACCCGAACGGGTTTTTCGGCGGTATCCACGGAAAGCCGCCAAAATTAATAAGGTTGTTAAATTTGTTTTTGCACATTTCCAATGTATGGTCACATCCCGGAAATAAAAATACCTGCTGCATAGATTGCGGGGTATGGTATGACGGTTGTATAAGATTCACGATTTGTTCATATGGAAAATCATTCGTTGTTGGTGACACGCCGTAGCTTTTACCAACCCTAATAAGATTATACCCCATAATCGAATCGTCGAAAAATGAAATAAATCCGCCATTGAAATATCCATTGTCAATCGGCGTGTTAAAGCCAATATTCCAAGTTTTGCCTTCGCAGCCAATGAAAAAACCTTCTACTTTAAAATTTTCGCTGTTTAATTTGCACATAGGCCCGTATAACACGTGCGGGCACGAAAAGCTATAGAACCGTGCGCCCTTATTCCCACCTATTGAAGCGTAAAAATTTTCGCACAAAAGCGTTGCCCCAACGATGCCCCATTCGACCGAAACAACACGGCCCGTCCAAAAAACCTGCGTTGAATACCTTTGCGGGTAACCCGAAAGACGAATATGCCTTATATCAACGGTTACAACGAACGACGGCGTGGTATACCGGAACAGTTCAGCAATCTTAAAGTCCGAAGGCACCTGTATTTGAAGTTGCGTCCGCCTTACTTCACCTGATAAAACTATAGAACTGCGCTTTAGCGTGGCGGGATAATACGTAACTTCTGGGCCTGTTATTAAATCAGCGTCATATTCGATAGCTACAAGTTCTTTATTTCCGTTGTAGTATCGATCTGTAATTCCGCCATATTTAAACACGTACGCTTCGTTATATGTACCCAACATTTGTAATCACCGCAATATCCGCACAAAAACGGAACATTCCATAATGTCGTCGTGATAATCTAAGGTAACACGGTTTGTATCAAGGCGACATTGGTTAACAATTTCCCATCTATACCCTTCGTCAAAAAATAAAGCACGATCGGTAAAAACAATTTCGCTATTCGTATTTTGGTATCGTATTGCGTTTAGAATTTGCACCACTTTCACGATATTTAAGTACGGATCATAATAGCATGTTATTTGCGGAAACCGCCCGGTATCGCTAAAATATGTTCCTTCCACTACGTATTTTATGTAGTTATCAACATATACTTTATGCAAGTATACAATCTTGCTTTGAGAATGCGGGGCCGAAATATAAAAAGGCGTATACTTTCCCGACAAAAAATACAAGAACTGTTTCCACCGCCACTGCCGGGCCTTTGTTGACGCCAAGTAATTCAGCGTCCCCGTGTTTGTTAGCGCAAGCCTTGTTGGTTCGACCGCCATAACGCCAAAGCCGTTGTCTATGAATTCAACATTGCTATATACATTTTCCCGTATGTCAGTAAACGTATAATTATCAAAAAGGCATTGCGCAGTGCTATATTCGCCTTCTTCGGGGAACGTTTTCTTTCCTATGTACGGCGGGGTTTCAATTATTTTAAAGTTAAACGAAAACACTGTATTGCCTTGGACTTGTTCGTATCCGATGTTGTCCTTCACAAAGCCAAGATAGGCCGGCATTACTATCGCCCGCTTGTAGTTATTAATCAGCGGCTTTTTAACAACTATGCCGTCGGCCCTTTTTTCAACGATTTCGGCCCCTTCGTTTTTGGCATCCGATTCGTATATGAAAGCAAAGCGTGAATAGTTTCCGAAGGAAGTATCAAACGGAACGAACGTTGTATTACTTGAAAGGGCGCCTACATAGCTATCTTCCGACCAAACAGGAACGATCCACGGCTTCGACACGTATTCCTTAAATAAATTTCTAATGACAAGACAGTCTGTATCCCGCTTGATTAGTTCGTATTGTATTTCAATTCGTGGTTCTTGGTGAAAACGGTATCTATATTCGCCGCCGTACGTTTCACATACAGGATTTTGCCATTCATAAAATTCCTTAAAAGAATGACGGGGCGAAAACATAAAGACGGGATACGTTCCTTGTTCGGTTTCTAAAAACATATTCCCCACCAATTTTACATCAACCTTCCCGAATTACGCTGAACAATGTTTATAACCATTTTTTCGCCTTCCGACGTTGCCAAGTAGTCGCCAACGACCGATGGGTCAAGAACGTTAACTATTTTGATATTCGATTCGGACACGCCTTGGCTAAAGTTCCTTGGTAATACCGTTTCGCCCCGCTGCAAAATGGCGGGGAATTCATCTGCCTTCAGCCCCGAATGAAGTCTTGGCGCATTAACGAAAAGCCCAGCAGGCGCAAGCGCTAACGATCCGGCCGACCCGACCACGCCCCCGCCGTGCATTACCGCCGCAGGCACGCCAAGCATTCCTGAAAACATACCCGTTATTGAATTGACTAGCGGCTGGATTACATATAAACGTAACAATAAACGGGCGATATCTTCAAGCAAGCCGCTTAATACACTTCTTAAGTCCCGCCCGCCAATTATAGCGTTTTCAAACGCACTTTGAAAGGTCATCCCAAGGTCATTAACTAAATCGACGGTTTGCGACGTATTCGTATTGACGTTTTGTAGCGTAGCCCGCATTTGTTCGTCCAGCATTCCAACGACCAGCGGAAGGCCTTCGAATTGTGTTTTTAACTTTTCGACCGAAAGCGAAAATTCTTCGGCGGTAATAACGCCTTTTCGCAACGATTCCGCAAGCTGTTCGAATTGTACCGTCGCAATTTCCGATGCTACCCGCTGCAGTTCCGCAAAACGGTTCCGCCATTCGTCAGTATTGACCTGTAGACTTGCAACTTCGTTCTTTAGCATTGCGAAGTATTCTTCGGCGTTAAGTAACCCCTGTTGATATTCCCAAGACATTTCCCGCCAAAACTTTTCTATTTCCTGTGTTGCAGCTTTGGCTGCTTTGGCCATTTCCCGTTGCTGTTGCTTGTTACGTTCAACTAAAGCGTAAGCTTCTTCGGCGTGTTTTTGTTCGTCCAGCATTCCAATGACCAGCGGAAGGCCTTCGAATTGTGTTTTTAACCTTTCAACCGAAAGCGAAAATTCATCAGTGGTAATAACACCGTTTCGCAATGATTCCGCAAGCTGATCGAATTGTACTGTCGCAATGTCCGATGCTACCCGCTGCAGTTCCGCAAAACGATTTCGCCATTCGTCAGTATTAACCCGCAGCCCCGCAACTTCTTTATTTAGCATTGCGAAGTATTCTTTGGCGCTAAGTAATCCCTGTTGATATTCCCAAGACTTTTCCTGCCAAAACTTTTCTATGCGTGATTCTTCGGATGTGCCAAGCGAAAGCGGCCATACGGGCGGCGGCTGTAGCGGTTGCTGCGTACGGCCTGCGAATTCAATGCCTGGCAACGTTGTGGCGTATGGTTGTATCCCCGCCTGTTCAAGTAGCTTGCGCATATAATCCTGATCTTGTGGATTAAGTTGTGGCGGTTCAAGTTTAACACTTGGCCCCGTTGCCGCAAGCCCCATTGCAGCCGTTTGTTTTAAAACTTCATTTGCATTTAACGATTCTTCTTTTGCACGCTTTAGTTTGTAGAATAAGGCGATAAGTCCCGTTATTGCGCTTGCCACTATGACAATTGGTGCGGCTGGTCCCGTAGCAAGCGACAAAAGTGCCAAACCGAATTTACTTATTGTGGCAATTGCGAAAGACACGGCTGCGGCAAAAGGCCCGCCTATGGCAAGAATGGCTATCAGCATTCCAAGTTTTTGTTTTGTTTCTTCGGAAAAACCGCCAATTGCGTTTCCAACCTTTTCAAAGGCGGCTTGAAGTTGCGGCATAACCCTTTCGGCAAGTCCCAATATTTGCGTCCCAATTGGTTCTATGGCCAGAAGAAAACTGTTTTTCGTTCGTTGCCATTGTTGCGAAAAACCATCCGTGGCGGCGGCCGTCTTTTCTATGGCATCCTGCGATTTTTCAAGCATTTTGACCATTTCTTCAATTTCAAAGCGGCCTTCACGTATGGCAGCGGCAAGGTCAGGGCCGGCCCTTGTTCCGAAAACTTCCATGGCAATTTGCGTGGCTTCGGTGGTACTTTCGGCGTTCTTGATTTTGTTAATCAACGCTTCAAATGCCATTCCCGCATCGGTTATGCCTTCGTTTGCCAATTTTCCAAGGCCTATGCGAAGTGATCCAAGAATAAGTTCGGTGTTAACGCCCTGCTTTTCAAACTGCGAAAGAAGTGCTATTGCGGAATTTGTATCAAATCCCATGCCACGCAGTGCAGCGCCGTATTTATACAACTGCGTGGATAGCGTAGACATGCCGATCCCAGTAGCCTGCGCCGCCGCAAACAGCTTGTTCATAAAAGAACTTGCTTCCTGCGCCGAAACGCCCCAGTCTTGCATTGCTTTCGACGCCTGCGCAACGACGGCGTTTACGTCTTCGTTAAAAAGTCTTGCGGCGTCAAGGGCAAGCTTGGACAGGTCGGTAAGCGCCATCCCGGTAAGGCCAAGACTTGTGTTGAAATCCGCCAATACTTGCGCTGAAACATCGAACCCCTGCGTAACGCTGGCAGCAAGCGATTTCCAGCTTTGCTGAAGGGCTTCCAATTCTTTGCCTTGTGCACCCGTTCCTGCTGCGATAATGTCCATGGCTTCATCTATATCCAGCGCTGCCTTGGTCGCAACAGTACCCATGGCAACAAGCGGGGCGGTAATTTTTAGCGACAGCGTTTTCCCTATTCTTGAAAGGGTTGACGCAGTACCTTTAAGGTCAGAAGTAACCTTGTTCATTTTTGCTTGGAAGTCGCTAATGTCTGCGCCGACTTTAATTACGACACGCCCGTCGTCCATTGTATCACTTCCTTCTGATCGGTATGGCTTCCGGCCCGATTCTTGATAAAAGTTCTTCTGCGGTTTCTTTGTTTATTTTGTTTTTACGCTTTTTGGTGGGATTACCAATCTTCCACAAGTCCGTCGCCCGAATCCGTTTATTCGAAAACATGTTCATTATGCATGCCGTGAAGTGGGCCATTACAAGTGCTTCGTTGTCCATGCGCCATTTAAATCCATCCATCCAGTATTCAAATTCCCGGGGCGTCATGTTCCAAAATTCATCGGGCTTTAGTCCCGTCATGCAGGCCGCCTTAAGGGGGACAAACCAATCGGTAAGTCCCCCCGCCGTTAGTTTTTTTCAGGATCGCCCGCTTCGTCCTGTTCGTCCTGTTCATTCCGTGAAGGCGCAAAGGCTTCGGTAAAGGCCTTTAAAACGTCTTCGGATATGGTCTGCAGCCCTACTTCGTCGATATAGTCCCCCGCATCTTTCAGCGTGAAAGATTTACCCACATTGTTGCCACCAACAATTCCTACATAAACAAGCGCCCGAAGGTCACTTATGCTTATTCGGCCCGAAGAAAACGAAAGTACCACGTCGCCGAAGGGCTTTTTCAAAATATCTTCAAGCATCGATAGCGCATTTATCGTGAACTTTAGTCGATATCTGTTCATGCACATTTCCCCCAATTCGTGTTATTTTTAACCTTCGGAAATTTCTTCTATAACTTCCCAATCATGATTAAGGTTTATAGATACGGTTGCCGTGGCAAGGTCCCCGTCAGGTGACGCCGTAGATATGTTGGATATATACCCCGAAGATTCGTACACAAGTACCGTACCGTCGTTTAGCGTTACCGTTCGCCTGACAATCACTTCTTCGTCTTTGTTCCGTGCTTCCAAAAGTTTTACAAATCCAAGGTCGGTTGGTGAATAAAGCGAACTTAATTCCAACGTGTCGCCCCTTTTGCCTGGTATCCAATGCTGATGTTTATCGTTTTTTACCGACGCATCGATTAAATTCAACGTCGATTCGGTAGTAAGGTCGGTTTGTTCACCTATGGTCACGAAAACGTCATTATCGCTACGAACCATCAATAAAACGCTTCCACCTTCTAAAGCCAATTCCATCAATCCCCCTTATTTTCTGTATACAACAAATCTTAAATCTACCACGCCATGCCTTGTCCGCCCATCGGGATCAGTTAGCGTTTTTGCGTTATTCAATCCGCATAATACAACTTCATACCCTTCGACGGCAAGTGGTAAATCGAAAGCGGCCACAATTTCGTCCATTATTTCGTTTATTTCGGAAAATCCCGCATATTGGCCCCACACGTGAATGGTTTCGATAATTTCCACGCCGAAAGTCGTCTTGTTCGTCGAAGGAAGTACACGTACTTCCCCAATTTTGACATACGGCATGGTCGCATTGGACGGGACCGCATCGTATACTTCGCAACTAACAGCTTGCGATACCGTGTCGTATATTGCCTTTTGAACTTCGTTAAGCGGTAAATTCATACTAATCATTTTCTATTTCACTTTTTAGTTTGGCGACTTCGGCTTCGGCGGCGGGGCGCATGTATGGTTGTGCTTCCATGTTTTTCGTGCCATATTCCACATACGCAGCGTACGGCATTTCGGCCGACACAAAAACGTCATAATCCGATTCGAAAGATACGTTTATGGAATTGCGCAGCGCCCCCGTATCTACAGGGCATTCCCGCTTGGCGTTGCGCTGTATGTTAAGCGCACTTTTGATCACGGCGTTCTTTATCTTTTCCTTTTTGCTGGCCGTAAAATCAAGTATTTTCTTGTTTGCGCCCGAAATATCAACCGTTAATTTGATACCGTCCGCCATTTTACACCACCAAAACGCACTTTAATTCGAAAAATTCCCCGCTTTCATACGGGTCATTAATCGCCACTATTTCCAAAATTCTGTTTCGATGCTTGATCCTGTTTTCGTGCGGCTTTATTGTCGCATCTTGCCTTATTATAACACGATGCGTGACCGAATATCCAAGTTTTTGCGCCGTAAGCGTTTCGTCCATGGATAACGGTTCCACAAAGGCCCACAGCGTGCCCTTGTCGACCCATTCGGCTTTATATCCGCCAAGGCCGTCGGGCACTTTTGACATTTCCTGTATGACAATCACATGGCGCAGGTCCGCAGCTTTTATCTTCATAGCCACATTTCCCTATGCGGATTAAGAATATTTGCCGCAACTTCTACAACGTTTTTCATTGCTTCACCCTGCCTGTTTTCATACATGTTTGTGACAATAAGCAGCGTTGCCGTCCTTACCCATTCTTTGAAGGTATCCGTCCCCGCAATGTATTTGATAATGCCAAACTTGTTAATTAAAGCGCTATCGTTTATTACTAACATTTTTGTTGACAACACATACTTTGAAGGGTCAACTTCCACGCCACCAACCATGAAAGATATCACATCAACGATTGGCGGGCGTGGTAGCCTGTTTTCCCCCGACAGTATCAAACCAACTTCCCATGTTTGCGGGCACGTAGAAATCCCCACATATTCTTCGATAATGTCCCGTGCCGCGCCTATTAATCCGGCCAACAAAAGGTCTTCTTCGTCATGTTTTATGCGAAGGAATGTTTTCATTTCGTTTACCGTTACCGGCAGGGCTGTAGGTTCCGATAACTGGTTTATGTATTTAATCATGGCTACCACGCCCCGTTATTAATTGCGTTAGGTGCCCGAAGTAGGCGCAACCAAACGCAGGACCGCCATAGCGTCGGGCCTTACGATACCGCCGCCCACACGTTTCTTAACCTTTAATCCGACCAAGTCTTGTTCGGCATAAAGTTCGGTAAGTCTTTGCACGGACATTCCCGCACGATCAAGTATCACATAGCCAAGTTTAAAGTTTCCGAAAATTATTACGTCTTCGTCTGCGCCGTCAACGGTAACGACAGGTGCGGGCAGGAAGTCGTTGTTATATACGGGATATCCCATCAGCGTTGCGGGCCTTCCCGATTGAATCGACGGTTCCCACAGCGGTATGTTAGACATTATCGATCCCGCCGAATCCTGCCCCTGCGCCTTCAACTTGCGTATTAACTTTTCAGTTGCGCTTGACATAATGAATGCCGCATTCTTTTTATACTTTGCGGGCACTTTATATTCAAGTTCGATCAGGTCGTCAACCGTTATTTCGCCAGGCAATACCGTTTCTACACGTGGAACGATGGGGTTATTCGTTGCGTCTTTAGCGGCAACTATTCCTTCGGGTTCCCCCGCCGAATGCCCTTCGCCCATTACGAAAGCGGCGTCTTCGGCTTCGGCCATTGCGTTGGCGAATGCGTCACGCAGTATGCTTTCAAGCATCACGTCGCTGTCAGCAAGCAGGTCTTCGCCAAGCTTTATCAATCCGTTCAAGTTTTCTACATGAATGTATGCATCGCCTGCGGTAACGGAACTTTCGAAGTCGCCCAAGTCTGCGGTATCCGACGCTTCCAGCTTGCCCCATCCGACGGTTACGTTAGTTAACGAACGCCGCCTTAAACGGTCACTGTTTACGGGCATTACCGTGCAAAGGTTTCGCATAACGGTTATGTTCGGCAGCGCCATTTGAATTTCGGATTCAAGTTCGGCAGGTATTAAAACGCCCGAAGTATCGTCGCTTGCAACAAGCGCAGCCTTAAGATCAGAAGGCATTTCGGCCTTTCCCTTACGAACGTATTCAAAGAACGCCCGTGCCTTGGTCCCGTCCTTGACATCTACCCCACCCGCAACGGGCCTGTTTAGCGCCGTTTCAAGTGCATCGATGCGATTGTTAATCTTTTCTTCAACTTGCACGAAGTCAGCCTTGGATATCACATTCTTTTGAAAGTCTTCATACTTTTCCCGCAATTGTTTTAGCAGCCCCTGAATTTCAATTACCTTATCGTCCAACACTAATTCCCCCTTAATAAATTTTTCAATGCTTCAATTTCCTTTTCAAGTTTAAGTTCGGCTTCGTTATTTTCGTCCTTACACCAATTCGCAACGCCCCCCAATTTGTTGTATGCCTTTATTATATCACGCCCGTCAACTTTTTTCAACAACAACCAATCGGGCGCCATTGATATCGTTTTAACGGCGGTCAATATGTCCATGCCCATGTTATCCCACGGGGCGGTCCTTCCCATTTTTTCATAGTATTTACCCAAATGGCTTTTTATTTTTGCAACGTCTTCTTCGGGAATGTCGACCCCGCCACGGGCGCCTTGGATTGTGGCAGCTGCGGCAAACACGGCACGGGGAACGGCTTTGAGCCTTCCGTCTATCACGTCAGCTATGGGAAGTTTGTGTGCCGAAAAACTGTCCCTGTTTTCACGATCGTACCATAAAAACGCACGACGGTATTTTTCCCAATCAACGTCTTCCTTGTCACCAGTTCCGCCTGACGCCCACTTGCGCACACGTTCAACCGCCATGTCCGAATCCCATTCGGTATCTAAATCCGCCAGCGGCAGGNCTTGAAAATCTACGACGGTCTTGACGCACGTAACGACGGCCTTCGGATTGGCGGGAAAAGTAACCACAGACCCTTCCCACAAGTCCACCTGCTTAAGAATACGCACGTCGCCTTCATACGACGCAACCACGGGCTGATATCCTATCGAAAGCCCCGAAATTGCACCTTGTTTTAGTAATGCCTGTGCTTCACGCCCCTTTACTGTATTCATGTTTAGTTCGGCCTTTATAAACAACCCCGTATCGTCTTCCCGTCCGGTAAAAATACCAATCGGCGTAGAAAAATCGTGTTGCCACAACAGCGGGAATTTTTTCTTTTCCGCCAAGCTTTGTTTGAAGGCCCCCCTGATTATTTTGTCGTTTTGAAGGTCTACGACCCCAAAAACGCTTAAATAACCTTCAACCAACCCTTCGTCGCTTACTTCCTTAATCCTAAGTTCGAAACTTTTCTTTTCCATTCGATTATCACCGCCAATTTTATTATTATACCACAAAAACTAATCTAAAACAACATAGCCAACGGTGCAACGACATTGTTGATGGGCGGGCGGCGCATATGCCGTTGTCCCGCTTGCCGTTGGAAAAGTTCCTTCAAGGTCAATGATTAACCCGTCCATTGCCCCGCAGAACGGACAAGTTCTTTCGTCATACGCCGTTATCCATTCCTTCACTACCTTCCCGTTAATATATCCCCTATCACGCCCTTCAAGTATTGCGTCGTATTGGCCAAAATTCCATGCGTACGAAAGTTCGGTTCTTGCTATTACGTCGGCCCGCTTTTTATGCAGAAAGCCCGCATATCTTTCAACCTGTCTTTCCACGATGTCCGCCGCAAGACCTTCGCCTGATATTTCGTTTCTGAATTTTGCCAGTGCCTGCGCCTGCGTTTCGGTAAGGCCAATCGTGTTGCGAATTATTGCACTAAGTTCCCTTGGCGGCGTAGGATTGTCGACGACGTATTGTTTAAGAATAAACCGTAATGCCCTTATTTGCGTTTCGGTAAGGTCGGATATAAGTTCGCCGCTTCGGTTTTGTATCCATTCGGCCATTCTGCGCCCAACCTGTGAATATGCAAAAATTCGCTGTGCACTTTTGGCGAAAGTATTCGATATTTCTTCGGCTATCTTGTCACCCGCCGTAACTATTGCTTCTTCCCATTTTGGTGCAATAACGCCAAGAACAAGGTTGGAATAATCGACCTTCCACGAATTTATAATTTCGTCGTATATTTCGGCGTTATCGATCATTTGCCGAATGTAGCCCTGTGATAGTTTTGCAGCCTGCGCCCGCCACATGCTTACGGCCTTATTCGAAAGGGCGCCTTCGTTCCTGTTAAGATATCGCCGCATTATACGATCCGAATCCCTTGTGTTAATCCTTGTCTTGTTTCCTTCAAGGTCGTCGAAAGTTAGGTTGCCTTCGGCGTGAATGTCGAATATGTCGCTTGGAATATCAGATCCGTACACGTTCAATATTCTTCACCCGTTATCGGTTCGCCCGTTGGAATTAAGTTTGCCGGCGCCAGCAGTGCATCCCCGTCTACGGCAGCCCCGTATCCAAGCATTTCCCTTGCTTCGTTTGCGCTGATTATGCCAGCCAGCCGTGCGTTGATTACCATGTTCCACACTTTTTGCCTATCTTCCTGCAACGCTTCTATATCTTCAGTGTCATAATCAAGAAAAACGTTGCTTTCGTTGAATTTCGGCACCAGCCACACGTTAAGTTCGTCACGAATTTTGTCCATCAGTGGCAGTATCGTTTCTTGGTAGAAAGCCTTCCTTGCGTTTTCATAGTTCGAATACGTGGCGTTTTCGTGGTCACCAATCAATTCGGGTGGAACACCGAATACGCTACATATTTCACGACTTGACGTTTTTAGCCCGCCCGCCCAGTCCATGTCTACGGGGGACAAGGATATCGTCTTCCAGTCCAAGCCGCCCCACAGTAACAACGGCGCCCCCGAATTCTTTGCGCCCATCACCTGCGATTTAAGTTTTTGCGCAAGGTCGATTTGTTGTTTATCCGAAAGTTGCTGTTCGGCCACAAAGGCGCCCGAAGGGGTAGCACGGTTCTGCAACAAAGACACGTTCCACGCCCGGGCTTCGTTATTGTGGTCGATGCTTCTAGCCGCCGCTTCGACAGGGCTAAATCCGTACCAGTCGTCCAGCGGATTGAAAAACTTAAAATGCATTACGTTTCGTGATTCAATGAAGACCTTGCGTTCGCCTATGCCGTATTCATACCCCGCAATTGCATTTTTCACGTTCCCGGGAATTATCCGCATTCTATCAGGCCTTAATGCATACAATTCCTTGGGCGCCCCATTGTTCGGCCCGACCGATTCGATAAAACCGTTCCCCGACAGATACAAGTATGAAATAAATTCGTTCATGAACGACCCCCACCCTTGATACGGGTTCGGGCGTTTTATTATTGCAACAAGCCCGCCGTTTTCAACTTCATAAATGTTTCCACGCCTTCCACGTTTATACACAATCCACGGAATGCCTGCAACGGCGTCGCTTATTATACGAATGCAAGCGAAGACATACGGGTTTCTTTTATAGCCTTCGTGCGCAAACGACCTGTAGTTAGAAGTCGACCACACGGGATTGTTCGGCGTTACGGTTAGCAAGGCCCGCATTGTGCTGCTTTGCTTTCCGAATATTTTTTCTTTGATTTTGTTAAACAATTCACTTCCCCCTATTCGTTTGTTGCTACCACAATCTTGCCAGTCCGGGCGCCCCTTCGCCTACAGAATTTATTATGTATCGTAAGGCGTCAAGTGCGTGGTCGTTTTGTTTTAACGGCTTATCTTCGCCCCGCAACTGCGCTTTGGTATCCCACACGTACGACGCAAATTCACGCCTAAGGTTTTTGCACCGTTCGGCAACAAGAAGTTCGCCCCCGTTCAACAATGAAGACATTTTTCTTATTCCGGGCACGACGGCGTTGTCAGCATCTTCAAGCAAAATGCCCCGCTTGGCACATTCGGCACGGAAGGACGCCGCTGAAGGATCGACGAAAATCTTTTCCACTTGAATGTCGCCAATAAACGATATCAAGTCTTGGGCGTAGTCATAGTCGGTTTTTTGTTTTCCCCGTTCCGCCGAATCCCAGTAATATTCGTCGACCACATACCACACGCCTTCGCTTTTGCCCGCAAGGATAAACGCCGTAGGATTTGCCGTTCCGTAGTCAATGCCGACATAGTATTCTTCGCATTCTGGAACGCTATCTGTAACATGCACTTCTTCGTTCCAAGAATCGAAAACGGCACCTTCGGCCTGCACCCACAGCCCTTCGATAAACCGCTTGTACCATAGCCCGCTATATTCCCGTTTCAAGGCATTGATATATTGTTCACTAATATTCGGGTTGTCTTCCAAAAGAAAGTGGAAAACACGCATATCAAGGCTTCCTGCCCTGTCTATGAAGTCCCTTTTCAACCAATGGTACGGCGAATCGGGGTTAGTCGTACCGAAAAACTTGGCCCCTTCGACCGACAGTCGTGACAAAAGCGTATTGAACAACGACTGGGGCCATAACGTTATTTCGTCGCCGTAGGCCCCCGCAAGCGTAATGCCCCGTATCTTTTCGTGCGACCGTTCGTCGTTGGCGTCGGCCGTATATACAACCGTGCCGTCAATATAAAGTTCGCCCTTGCTTATATTGAACGTTGCGATATCCCCGCATATGGAAAGCAAAACATCTATGACGTTTCGTTTTAGCGTCCTTGCCGTTTTTCCGATCATGATCAGGTTTGAATCGGGATGCGTTTTTACAAATTCTAGCCATCGAACCAGGCTTGTAATCGTCTTTCCGGACCTTACGGCGCCTTCCCATATGTTCAATCGTGCATCGGAAAGGGCGATAGATTTCATTGCCTTTTCGGAAAAGGTCCCAAAATTAAACCTGGCCATCTTTTACTTCGCCCCCGCCCTGTTCTTCCTGCTTTAGCGCATTTCGGTATTTTTCTATTTCTTGCACAAGAACGTCAAGTGCGGTTTGCGCCTTTTCTGCGTCGGAATATTTGATGTGTCGCGAATCCCGCCACCTGTCACGGCACCTGTTCTTCAACCAAAAAATGCATGCAGTAACGTTGGGCGGGACATGTTTGCGCGTCTTCCTTACCTTTCCGGGCTTGTTGGGGTCGCCATACGTTTCTATTTCCACGTAATCGTATCCTATGGCCCGTTGGTATAATGACCGTTCGACCTTGGCATCGGGCAAATCCTTTCCCGCTTTTAGGGCGTCCATGAATTCGGGATATTTATTTTTCCACAGGTTTAATGTTGAAACGCCTATTCCAAGCCGTTCTGCGATTTCTGTATCAATCATTCCCTGCCTTGCGTAATATTCGGCCAGAATGCAGTGATATTCACGATTGTACCCCGTAGGCCTTCCACGTTTAGCCATTTTATCCCACCTATAATTTTAAAGCCTTTGTTTGATTATACCACTATTTCAGTCGTGGCGCATCGCCAAGGCACTTGAAGTTGTCCAGCGGATAAATCCTTATGCCATTCTTGGTATCGTATTTTGGACCTTCTTCGAGCACGTCCAGCCAGTTTGCATAGACCTTGCCGTCCTTGGTGTTGAAATACAATAAAAGACAGCGGATTCCTGTGTCGTGATAAAATTTTAGGCGGGATTTTACTTGTGATATGTTAAGACCCGTCCCCCAAAATGGTGGCGGCACAAAGGGTTCTTTTCTTTTAACTTCGATGACTATCCACGTGCCGTCGATTTTAAGCAGCCAGTCAGCCTGAAAAAGCGTGTCGTAGCTGTAGTTTTCCTTTATAAAAATCCTGGCCATTTTTTCGCCGTCTATACCTGTTTGCGTTATGCTCACTACGCATTCCCCCTATTGTTTTTGGTTTCTATCACTATTTGTCTTGAGTTTCTTTTCCTAGCAAGTATCGTATTGGACACGGTTTCCACGATGCCGTCCATGTCAAGGTCGTCAAGGATCACATTAAAAACTATCCAGCCAAGTTTTATTGCTTCGCTTTGCCTTTTCAGCATGTCCGATACGCTTCTTGCGAACGGCGTGTATCCTGCGCCTATGTTAGCGTCAAGCGCCACTTTTACGCATGGCCACGCCACGTCGAACGAATTCCTTTTGTTTCCTATGCAATAGCCGAATACGGCATTTTCGCCCGTTTTTTCGCCTATTTCATTAATAAGTAACGCCAACAGGAAAAAGTCCCCGCCAAACACGTCATCTATAAACATAGCTGTTCACGTTCCCGCCTTTCTTTTTCTAGGACTTTATTGTATATATCGAAGTCGAAGTATTTAACTAAACATTGTATATATTATAACACATTTTGCTAAATCTTTCAAAATTCGCATACATGTATAACCTGGGGCGTAGTATGTTCGTTGCTGTTTGCGTCGTGTCGAACATACCACGCCACCCTGACTACTTACATTCAGCCAGCGTTTTGCCTATGCCGGCTTCTGCGTCTACAGGGATTGGACTGATAAACTTTTCGGCCGATTCAACCATGATATTTTTCAATACCTGCTGCGCTTCTTGCGCTTCGTTTTCGGTGACTTCGAGCAGGATTTCGTCGTGGACCGTCAGTATTATTTTATAGTTTGTTTCGGCGTATAGCCTGCGCAACGCTTCCTTAATCATGTCCGCCCCCGTGCCTTGGTCGGGATGATTCACGGCCTGTGTAAACAACAGTTTGTCGAACAATCTTGCCCGCCCCGATGCGCACCTTATTACGAAAAGTTTGCTTGTTTTGCCGGGCAGGAAGTACGTTTCCCGTTCCTTGTTTGATATTGCGTGGTGGTATCTGCGAATGCCAGGATACGTTTCAAAAAAGATTTCCCTTATCTTGGTCGCTTCATCCAAGGAAAGGTCGACGCCGTAGCTGTTCTTTGCGTAGTTCCTAAACTGCCGTGCCCCCATGCCGTATATCAGGCCGAAGTTTATCGCCTTTGCAAGCTGTCGTTCTTGTGACCCTTTTGTTATTTCGGACACTTTCTTGCCCGATACTTTAGCCGCCGTTACGCAATGCAGGTCTTGCCCCGCCTTGAGCGCTTCGATCATTGTTTTATCTTTCGACAACCATGCCATTATTCGCAGTTCTATGCCCGAAAGGTCGCAGTCCACAAGCCGATATCCTTCGGCGGGGATGAAAAGTTTTCTTAATTCGCCATCACGTGGTATTTGCTGCAAGTTAGGTGAACTGCATGAAAACCGCCCAGTAGCCGTTCCCATTTGATGGAAGTTCGGATATATTCGGCCGTCTTCGTTAAACCCGTCCCAATTTTTCAACATTTGAATTTTCTTTGTCTTGTCACGGAATGCTAAAATTTGATCTATTAGCGGATGCTTTATCCACATAAGCGATTCTTTCGAAGTGTTTTCAACGTTTATGCCAAGTTGTTTTAGTTTGTTTATGGTTTGCTGATGGCTTGCGGGATTAAAGTCGAAGTCGAACGTGTTTATCGAATTAAGTTCGTCGATCTTTTTCTTTATGCCCTGTGCATCAACACCGACGCCGTTAAGTTCCATTTCAACTATTGCAGGTATACAATCGAATTCAAGTTCGGCCGCCTTTTCCAGCCCATTTTTGCGAAGAAGTTTCGCTTGGACGACGAATAACTTTTGCGGATATATGATATCATTCACGCAGTATCGAACCTGTTCCTTGCTTATATATCCGCCCCAATTGCTGTTTTGCAACGTTTTATCGATTTTCGTGCCAAGGTACCTTTGAACGACTTCGCCCAAGGAAAAGGACGCCGTTCCCTTTCTGTGCAGGCCGTTTTCGATTAATTGTGCGGCGATCATTGTGTCGAATACCTTCGGCGCAATCCTTTTTTGAATTTTGTTGCGTATAAAGGCAAGGTCAAACTTTATGTTATGCCCTATCACAAGCCGTGGCGCCATAACGGCCGTTTCAAGCATGTCGTCGGTCGGATCGGCGATTATCCAAAAATCTTCGCCGCATCCCACGGACAATATCCGAATGGCGTCTTTGCGTGGATTAAGCCCTGTTGTTTCCAGGTCGATGCAGGCTATTCC